GTATGTTAGCAAACTGTTGCAAATTATAAGCGTCAGCTCCACCTGTTCCTGCAGTTGTTACTTCTGGTGCTCCTCTTAATCTTACAACGTCTCCTGCTTTTCTTTGATGATCTTCTGAGTAAACATTTACATAAGTTGTTCCACTATAAATAATACTTGTAAACGGATTGTTGTCTAATAAAATTAAAACAGCTGTAGATGATCTTTGTGGTCTTGGATTGTATAAAGCTTGTGGATCTGAACCTACAGGTTTTGGAGAAAGCTGTGGTTGTTTTGCTTCAAACTCTGAGTAATGAACTAATGAACCATTCCATTCTCTCATCATTTCAGAATATGGAAATCTCATTCCTGATCTATCAGAAATTGCTAAAGCATTTTTTCCTCGTGCGTAGCCACCCATTATACACCATCCCCATAAAATGTTTGTGGTGATATGAAACTAGATGTACCTTGGTTGTCTGCATCAAGTGCTCTTAACATTTCACTTTCATAAGTTCTTTCTAATGATTGTGTTCTTTCAGGATCAAATTTTAAACTTAAATAATAAGCAAGACCTGACATCATGCAGGGATAAAATCTATTTACAACATCTGCTGTATTTGTATATGCACCTGCATCTTGAATTCTTGCCATATAATAAAAACAAAATTGAAAATTACTTGGTGTAGTTGTACTTGATATACTAGCACTTGGTGTTGCATATAAAAAAATACTTGGATTTAATTTTCTTTGTGCATAATATTGCGAAGGTGTACCTTGTGTTAATTTGTTTGGTGTTTGTGAATAAGCTGATCTATCTATTTTAGTAAGTGCAACATCTACAGGTGCAGTTGGAGTAGAATTATTTCTATAGTAAGCTTCTAATACTTCATCTAAATCATTTGGAAAATTAACAGAATCAGTTGCAAAACTATATTCTGCTTGACCTTGTACTAAAGGTATTTTAGCTAATTTTATTTTCCATAAATGAACACCTCTATTGGCCCATTCTGAAAACATAATATTTAATGATCTTCTTGCAGATCTTAATTGATAACCTGTTCTAGTTCCTCTCATGTTTGTTCTTTCAAAAGCTTCTTCAATAATTTCATCCATAGATGGATTAAAAAATGTTTCACCTGAAGTTGGAGGAGTTGTAAGGGCAGTATTACCCATACCGCTGTGAACAGAACAATAATAAAATAAAACCGGAGCGCCTGTAGTTTGTACTGGAGCAACAACAATTTGAGTATAAGCTGTTGCTGTTCCTGGAGTTCCAGAAGTTGTTACACCTGTAGTGTATTCTACTCCCGCACCACCACCTGGTGCTGTTCCATGTGTTCCGTTAGCTGTTGTTGAAAATTTTAAAGGATGACCCGTATTACTATTATCATCTTGATTAAAGATGTAAGTATTGCCTTCTTGCAATTCTAGAACCGGACTAACTTCTCCGTTAATATAATACTTATTTGCATTAGCACTATACTGGTTCGTTCCAGTTGCAACCGTAACTGTATAAGTAATAGTCGCCATGTGTAAACCTTATCCGCCAGTAATAGTTACTGTAGCACTTCCACCTGAACCTGCTAAGTTATATACAATTCCTTCATCAAAAAGAATTCCAGAACCTGGTACATAAACTTCTAGTCCTTCTGTTCCAAAATTATAAGTAGCTACTAAATTACCTGCTGCAGCTGCTCCTGATGTTGCTACGTTATATAAAAGTAAAGTAGAACTTGCTATTCCTTTTGCTTGAATAGAAGTAATTCTAGCTCTACCTGCTCTTGCTAAAGTATCAGTAGCAATAACAGCTAAGTTTAAGGTTGTTTGATCACTTGAATATGATGACATATTTTCTCCTTTTAAATTTTTTGTGTGGGCCGAAGCCCACACTTAATTAATTAATTACGCGTTGTTTATATTTTGAATATACTCAACTGTAATAAAACCAACTCCGCTTGTACCAGCACTGAAATCAATATAGATTGGTAAGTCGCTTGATCCTATATCAGCCCAAGTATCACCATCAGTAATTGTACCTGTAGATCCATATTTAAATACATTTGCTGCTGTTCCAGCTGCTAATGCTGTAAATACTTCAGTTGATGCAGAAGTTGTACCAGCACTTATGTTAGCTGCATCGCACGCAGTAGTAATATTAATGATTATTTCTGTAATTTGACTATTAGCTGGAATTACAATTCCAGTGTCTGCTGCTGTAGTAGATTGAGTCCACCCTGCAGTTTGAGCCATTTTTACAAAACCAACATTTTTGACGTCATCGCCAACTGTTGTTCCTGTTGTATTTGAGATCGTTCCCGCTTTTATTGGTCCCGAAAAAGTAGTTGTTGCCATATTAATATCCTCCTAGATATCTGAATACTGTCCCTAGGGTTGTCGACTATACGCGTCAGCACTCATCATTTATTAAATGTATAGTATGGTATTTATACAACACTTTTTAGTAGAGTGCAAGAGAGCCTGTAGTGTGAATGTAATTTATTCAACGATGTAGCTTTTGTATTAAGTAGCTACAGAAACTTGTGGAGCAGCGCCTTCAACGCTATTCTGCCTGTGGGCAATTCTAGCTTCTTCAAGCTTGATGTCAGTAATGACTCTTCTAACTTTGTCATCAATTCTAACCATCTCAAGAGTGTATCTATCATTAGACAGATGCTCCTGTTGCCACTTCAACTCCAAGGACCTTTTTTGTTTGTATAGGTCTTGTATCATCAATAACCTCCTCATAAGTTATTCGATTTATCTCGTTATTATAGTTGTTTCCGAGATACTCCCATTTTATACTCTTTTCTCCTAGCTTGTCAAGTATTGCTTTTTCAACACTTTCAGCCGTATCTTCAGCATGCTCAATATTAAATATTGCATGATGATCGTAAGCCCAGATATTTATGCGAGTTTTTTTCATTTACACACCTTTATATGTAATAAAGGGGCCGTTTTAAGGCGGCCCCTAAAATATTAATTACTAAATGTCAGATCCGAATATGCCTCTTGGATCAGAGAATCCAAATACATATCTTTCTCTAGCTTTGTATCTAACGTTACCAGTATCAAAGTCGCCTTCCATAGAAGTTTTGATAGGTGATCTAACGAAATGTTTAAGACCATTAGGAACATCAGTTTTAATGAACCATTTTTTATTAGAAGTTAAAAAGTGGTTAACTGTGTAACCTTCAGGAATCATTCCCATATTTTTAACTGCATTGATGTCATTATCTGCAGTACCTGTTCTACCTTCAGACTTCATAAGTCTGTCAGCAGTAAATTGAAGTGCTGAAGGAATAATTAATTTCATTCCTCTAGACGCAATTTTTAGGCCTCTTTCATCAGTCATAGCTGCGATGTCAATCAAAGCTTGTTCTAATGAAGTTTCGTTTAAGTCAGAAGCAACTGCTAACTCATTACTGAAAGTTCCAGCAATAGTTGGGTGAGCAGTAGAAAATAATGCTACTCCGTCACCGCCAGCAAAGTTTGCATTGAAACCATTATTCAATACAGCTGCTGCTTTAACTTGCTTAGTGTTTGCCATAGATCTTGCTAACGCTTTTGTATATCTAGACGCAAGTCTGTCATACAAGTTATCTTCGATAGCTTCTTCTGTGATTGCAAACGCTAATGCGATTGTTTCGTTAGTGTAACGTGCTGTGAAAGTTTCTTGTGCATCGTCGAACTGAACGCCTTGGCCTTCAGGTTTAACTGACGCATTTGCAAAACCAGATAACATTACTTCTTCTTCGAAAGCTCTGTCAGATGATTCTGTGTCAAAAATTTCAGCATGCTCGTTAGCATACGATTTGTACTCTAGTCCGAATAAAGCATTCAAACCAGGTTCTAGTTCTTTAACTAGTTGTGCTCTTGATATAGCCATAGTTTATTTCTCCTTATTCGCTATTAGTTATACAATGCTGAGGCTGGTTGAATAACAACGACAACTTGAGCGCCTGCAGTTAGCAGATCGTCTTGTTCTTCGATGTTAGCATTTCTTACCAATCTAAACATTCCATTTGTTGCACTTGCGCCGTTAGTCGCTACTGAAAGAGTAATTCTAGACAGTCCGTCTATAGCGTCGCCATCAACTTCATCAATTGGGTTGAAGAAGTTAGTACTGTTAAGTAATGCTTGAGCTGCTGCGGCAGAGCCAGCAAGAGCTGCATTTAATCTTACAGTATATTCTTGTGCAGGGTTAGTATTTACAAAAGCAGTGATATTATCACTACCTGTGTTGTAGTCTTTACTTGTTGTAACGCCAGCAACAACTGAGTTTGCAAAAGTTGGTTTTCCAGTAGAGTCAATATAAAAAGCTCCGTTGAAAACACCAGCAATGTCACCAGTTGCACCTACGTTATTTGCCCAAGCTTTTCCACCTACGACTCCATCATCCATCACTGCTTGTGCAGCGTTTTGTAGGAATCCTTGGTTACCTGCAGATTGTATATTTACAGGATCACCTTTGAAAGTAGATTTGCCAGGAGCAGTTTGGATTTGAAATTCAGACTGACCACCTGTAGCTGGAGTATTTCCAACTGTCATAGTCTGTCTAAAGCCAAAACCTTTTCTATCCGATTGTAGCATATGTTTTTTCCTTTATTGTGTACCTGCCCCGAAGGGCCTCCAGTACGGATTTATTTTATTTTTGTTGGACTTAGAAATTGCTAAATAACTATTTCTTTGTACCACCAAAAGTTACACGAGTTTGCCTTTCACTATTGATTGGCATACTTGGGTGCTGGTCCTTCAAAAGATCGTTGTTGATAGCATCGTCTTTGTCTTGAGTCTGCTTGTCGTAATAAGCTTCAATTTGCTTTGCGATCTCTTCTGGTATCTTAGCCAGCAATAAGCCTCCTACTCCGATAATTCCCGCATACTTACCTGTGGTTTCAGTTGGAAAATCTTGATCTGGATAATCTTCAGCTCTCACTAATTCATATCCTTCTCTTAAAGATGCTGCTACGTTTTTCGTATCGTTGAATCCCATAGTTTCAGCTCTTATCCATCTGTGTCTATACCCTGCAGGTGGTTCGGGTGCATCGAGTGATGAGGGTGGAGTCCAAGTTTTTGTAGCTGTTGTTTTAGCTCTTGTTTGACTCGCACGTGAGGTTTTAATATCTTCGTTTTTCATTTTATGCTCCTTCCGTGATTTTTAATTGTTTTGCATAATCTTCTAATGGCACGCCTAGTCTTTTAGCAATTGCTACCTGTGATGGCGAGAGTTTCACAGTTTTATTTTTGCGTCCAGTTGAGCTCGAACGTCTAGCTGATGCTACATTCTGAACAGGTTTTGTTCTTTCTGTAGTTGAACTGTCTATCTTATCAAACTTATGTGGAAATTCAAGTCTTATTCTTGAATCTACTTCTTCATAATATTCGTCAGATTGAGGGTCATATCCTTCTTGTTCTACAAGCGTTTTATGTAGATCAAAGGCAGTATGAGTCATAGCTGAATCACTACCAAACCAAGTATTTTCTCTAGCCCAAGCTTCTGCTTTAGGGTCAGTTTGTTGTCTTCTTGGTGTAGGTGCTTGATATACAGGTTTTTCTTGTCTAGGAGATTCTTCATTAAGTGTTTTTAATGCTCCTAATCTAGATGCATCTTGTGCAAGTTTAGCAATTTGTTCTTGTGCTTTAACTTGACCATCAACATCTCCTGCTTCAATAGATACTTTTAATGCTTGTCTTGCAGCATCCATATTTGTAGTAACTCTTGATTCAAACTCTTTTACATAAGATTTATCTAAGTTAGAAAGTTTAGATTCCATTCTATCTTTATCTAATTTAGCAGCTTGAGCAAATTGAACAGCTTCTTCTCTTTGTCTTTCTGCTTCTCTCATCTTACGAGTTAATTTAGCAATACGTTTTTGAACGCCATCGCTATAATCTTGTAGCTCATCTTTGTTTTCTTTTTTGTCGAGTTTAGTTGTTCTTTCGTTTTCGTAAGATTTATCTTCGGCAGGTACTTGTTCTACCTCAATAGTTTCTTCTACAGCTTCCTCTTGTTTTACCGGTTCTCCTTTATCATCAAAATCAATATCAGCGCCGACAGTTTCGCCAACGTTTACTAATTCTTCAGATGCTTTTTTTGTTTCTTCTGGCATAGTTCCTTCCTATGTTAA